CCTTTTTCTAGTACAGCTGTATTTAACTCAACTTATCAGTCAAAAGATGCGTTGAAGACTAATCTTATTAACTATTTTTTAACAGCAAGGGGTGAAAGGTATATGAATCCCTTATTCGGTAATGCACTTCAAACATTATTATTCGATAATTTAACTGAAGATAAAGTAAAGCAAATTGACGCTTTGATAAGAAACGATCTACAGATTTATTTCCCTAGAGTCCAGCCAGTAGAAATTAACACAGCAGGAGACCCAGATAGAAACACAGTTCAATTTTCTCTTAAATACTCAGTTTCTGAAACAAATATAGAAGATGAATTAGTAATAAACTTTGAGCAGTAATGGCCGAATCAAGAGACATAAAATATATTAATAGAGAGTTTGATGATTTCAAACAGGATCTAATCGAATACGCTAAGAACTACTTTCCTGACTCTTATAACGACTTCTCACCTACGTCTCCCGGTATGATGTTTATAGAAATGGCATCATATGTAGGTGATGTACTTTCTTTTTATCAAGACACACAACTACAAGAAACCTTTCTTCAAAACGCAAAAGATCCTGCTAACCTTTATACCTTAGCCTACATGATGGGCTACAGACCAAAAGTTACATCTGCCGCACAAGCCGAACTTACTGTGACACAGAGGGTAGCAGCAACAGGTGTAGATTATAAACCAAACTGGAATCAAGCATTAAGGGTATCACAGAATGCTATCATACAAGCCGACGTTTCAGGAAACCCTACATTTTTAACTGATAAAGTTGTAGATTTTAAATTTTCAAGTTCTTACGATCCAACTGATGTAAGGATATACTCAGTCGACGGAGGCAACCCAGCAGAATTTTTACTAACAAAGAAAGTAAACGCTTCCACAGGTACTATTAATACTACAACAAGGACTTTTACTTCTGCTGAAAAGTTTGCTACAATAGAAATAGAGGATCAAAATATAATAGGGGTATTAGATATAACTGATAGTGACACTAATACTTGGACTGAAGTTCCGTTTTTAGGTCAAGAAACAGTTTACGAAGAAGTCACTAATACAGGAACTAATTCTAACCTAGTCCCTAATTCTCTAAGATTGAAAAAGGTACCTAGAAGGTTTGTAACTAGATTTACTTCACAAGGAGTCCTACAAGTACAGTTTGGTTCTGGAATAGCAGGATCTAATGAAGATACTTTTCTGCCTAACCCGTTAAATATAAGTGAAGACTTAATTGATGGAGACATAAACGAACTTAATAAAGCTTATGATCCATCAAATTTTTTATTTACTTCAACATACGGATTAGCACCAAATAATACTACCCTAACTATAAGGTACCTAACAGGAGGAGGAGTAGAAGCTAATGCACCATCTAACACTATAAAAACAATATCCGGTGTAACTTCCACTGCTACTGATTTAACTTTTCAATCAACCTTAGCGTTTAATAACGAAAAAGCTGCCACAGGAGGAAAGGACGGAGACTCAGTAGAAGAATTAAGACAAAACTCTCTTAGGTCATTTGCTGAACAACAAAGAACAGTAACCTTGCAAGATTATACTGTTAGAACATTATCTTTACCTTCGAGGTTTGGATCAGTATCTAAAGTATTTGCAACACAAAATCAAGCTTCTAGTAGATCTACCTCAGCATTAACCTCTAATCCATTATCTGTAGATTTATTTGTATTAGCACTAAACAATCTAGGAAAACTTATCACTGCTCCTACAGAGCTAAAAGAGAACCTGAAAACATATCTCTCCCAGTATATCATGGTAGCTGATGGAGTTAACATAAAGGATGCGTTTGTAGTGAATATAGGAGTAAACTTTGAAATTATTACACTTCCTAATACAGTTGCAAGAGACGTTCTACTACAGTGTACTGAGAGATTAAAAAGTTATTTTAATATAAATAAATGGTCTATAAACCAACCGATTAATCTTTCACCGATTTATACTGTACTTGATCAAATAACAGGAGTGCAGAGTGTTGAAAAAATAGAAATAGTAAATAAAGCTGGTGGAAATTATTCTGAATACGGGTACGATATAGCCGGAGCTACTAAACGTAATATCGTGTATCCGTCTTTAGATCCATGTATATTTGAAGTAAAATTTCCCGATGAAGACATAAAGGGACGAGTAACAACATTATAAGATGGCAGTATATAGAATATATCCAGAAAAAGACACTTTTATTTCTAGCGAACCTTCAATCGCCGGCACCTACGGTAATGCAGGAAAAGATGAAATATTAGAAATAGGTTCTTATCTTGATGATAATTTAACCGCTAGAGCTAATCGAGCTTTAGTAAAATTTAGAAATACAGACATCTCTACCGCTTATAATTTAGTTAGCGGCTCCCAATATATAACAAATCTAAAAATATACCTAGCAGAAGGAGGAGAAATACCTCAATCATTCGGATTATTAGCCCATCCAGTTACAGCCTCGTGGCTAGAAGGAACAGGTAAAGCATCTGATGAACCTAAAAATACAACCGGTACATCATGGAAATATACCGATGCACTAACCACAGAGTGGGCTACTTTAGGAGGAGACTTCGATACTGATATAATTAATTCACAGAGTTTCGATCTATCCTCAAACTACGATATAAATTTAAATATAACTGATATAGTTAATGAACAGCTACCTATAGGCTCACGTATTAATGAAGGTATTTTAATTAAGCTCTCCGGTAGTTTAGAAACAGATGTTACTTCATCTGTTAACCTAAAATATTTTAGCTCAGATACAAATACAATCTTTCCTCCATCTTTAGAATTTAAATGGGACGACAGTAGGTATGATAGTAGCTCTCTTAGCCTTTTAACTACAGACATAGCTAATATAACTATAAAAAATGCAAGAGAGAAATACGCTGATTCTGATAAAGTAAGATTTAGATTATCAGCAAGACCTCAATACCCAACTAGAACTTTTACTACTAGCTCTATATACTTAACCGAATACAGACTGCCCTCTGCATCCTATTGGGCAATTAAAGACGAATTCAGTGAAGAAATGATTATTGATTTCGATACTTCGTATACTAAAATTAGTGCCGATAGCAATAGTAGTTACTTTGATGTTTATATGAATACCCTACAGCCAGAGAGATACTACAGGCTGTTAGTCAAAACAGAACTAAACGATAATTCAATAGTTATAGATAATAAAAATATTTTCAAAGTTACTAGAAATGGCTGAAAAATTGAAAATTTCTAAAACTAAGGTAAAAACCGAGCAATTAGATAAAGTAGTAGATAGATCATTTAAAACTTTTAATCAACCTGCACCGGTAGAAGATGAACTTACTATTGAACAGTTTTTTACTGATTACGAAACACTATTTAATGAAATACCAATTCAAGGCCCTACTAATTCACACGAGTATCTAGTAAAGACAAGTGGTGAATTAATTGCATTTGAAAAAGACACAGAAGATATACAACCACTAATAGATGAAATAAACCAGCTCAGAGAAGAGCTATTAAACGCTAACCAGCAAATCTTAGAACTTCAAACAACAGTTGCATCAGATGGCGGAAATTAAATACATACTTAATGCTATTGATCCTGAATCTTTAATTGTTGCCGACTCTTTTATACTAAACAAAAAGAGCTGGTTAATACTTTTGAGGTCAATAGTTTGTTTAACCCTTCTGTTGATAGAGTTAGATTAGACATCTATAATTTAGATGATGAACTCTTAACTACTAATACTAATTACTTAAATTACTCAATTGTTCAAGCTGGTAATACAGCTGGAAAAGAAGGCTCTAGTGAAATTACTATCGACCCTATTCAGGATGCTATTAATAATGGGTTTGAATCAGGCGATATTAAAGCAGTCTATAGATTTTCAAATGATATATTCTCTGAAGAAAATCTTAGAAGATATTTCTTTATTGAATCATTTTCCCCAGATAGAACCGAAGTTAGACTTCTTACAACAGAATTAACTGATACTCAAGTACAAGAGTTAGGTAGTTCGTTTGTAGAGAAACTAAACAATACACAGGATTTCGTCGATTTCTTTCTATCTTTTAATAATACAGAGACTTATTCTGCTATAAACCTAGCAGTAGAGCAGATTGAAAAAGGAACATCTATTGTAATTAAGACTCTAGAGCCGTTACCTATTTCTATTAGTATTGACGATAAGCTTACTATTGATGAAACAGTAGCAGATGCTCAAGGTTATGAAATAACTACAGAGTATATTGAAAGTTTAGAAACATTATCTCCGTTAAGAGGCCCTAACTTTGATATAGATTTTAAAGATCTCAACAATAACCCAACAGAATTTTTAAATTATAATGAACTTTTTAGTTATCCCGTAACAGGAAGTAACTACGAATTATATTCTTTATTTAACAAAAAAAGTGTAAATATAGATGTAGATCATTCTGATTATACATCCTTTATACATTTCTCTTCGGCTGAAGAAAGATTAAAAAACTTTAAATATAAATTAGATTTAATAAAAAGCTACGAGAGTAGTATAGATTTAATTAACTCAACTGGGTATGAACAAGTTTCTCCTAGCAGCAGTGTAGACTACTATCAAGGATTAATAAAAGGAATACTTCGCAATTTTGATCACTATGATAATTTTCTATACTATCAAAGCGGTTCTTATTCTTGGCCAAAATCTAATAATACAAAGCCATACGAAAACTATGCTAGTTCGCATATATCTGCCTCTACTTGGTATAACGCACAATTAGTAGTTGCTAATAGTTACGATAATACAAACTTAGATAATTTAGAAGGTACAGTACCAACGTTTATTAGAGAAGATGCTAACAACGAACCCTATATGTTATTCCTTAACATGATAGGACAGCACTTTGACAACTTATGGATATACTTTAAAGCAGTTTCTGATAAATACGATGCTGATAATAGATTAGATTTTGGACTTTCAAAAGATTTAGTAAGAGATGCAATAGAATCTTTCGGTATAAATCTCTATAATTCAAATTCAAATATAGACAACCTCCTATCAATGTTTGTAGGAGAAACATACAACACAGGTAGCGAACAGGTTAACACTCTCTACACTATTCTTTCAGGCTCAGTCAATAGCCAGTTACAACCAGTATCAGGTGATAACTATGAAAAAGATGTATATAAGAGAATTTATCACAATTTACCACTTTTAGTTAAAGGTAAAGGAACCTCTAGAGGGTTAAGAGCATTAATTAGTTGTTTTGGGATACCTGAAAATATACTACAAGTACGACAGTTTGGAGGAATAGAAAAGTCTTCAACTCTATATACAGATCCTTTTAACTATGTTACAGGGTCGTATGATAAGATAAGAATAGATAATTCTGGAAGCCTGGTCACCGGAAGTACACTATCTCAATATACTTCAATAGAAGATAAATATGATAAGTACTCCGACGATATACATACAGTACAGGTAGGGTTTAGTATTAGTGACTTCGTTGATCAATACATAAAAGATAATACTACCGGGACTGTTAATATAGATAACTATATTGGGGATCCAAGAGAAAGGTACACCGACTCATATAGAGAGTTGGAAGTACTTTCAGAAACACTACCTTCAGGATCTACCTTTTACAAAGACCCTTATGCTTTTATACGCCTTATAAAATATTTTGATAATTCTATTTTTAGAATTGTAAGAGATTTTGTACCAGCTAGATCTAATATAGATTCTGGGGTTATTATAAAACCTCATGTTTATAATAGAAGTAAAGCTAAGCAAACACAAATGTCTTTTACTGAAGAGGTATACTCAGGCTCAACTACCACTTACATTATTACAGGCTCTCACGGGGAATCTTTTAGTAGAAACTCATCTGCAGC